CTCCAAAACCCATACCTCGTCCGGAGATAATGCATTTACAAAAAATGGACTATGCGTAGTCACAAAAAGTTGTTTAGCATAAGGAGACTTAATACTATTTTTCATTTGCAAAGCTAAATCCGCTAAGTATTTATGATATAACCCATTTTCAGGTTCTTCAATAAATACTAATGGTCTAGCATCTTTTTCATTTAATAATAAATAGTATGCAAATAGTTTCAGCGTACCGTCAGACATTTTTTGAGAATAAAATGGATTTTTAAATCCATCTTCAAGAAACTCTAAAACTAGCTGTCCATTTTGCAATTTAACAGGTTTGATAGAAGAAATATCCGGCAATTTTGTTTGAATATTTTTAAGTACTTTTATAAATTCCTTTGGATCCTCCCTATGCAAAAACTGTGCGACATTGTTTATATTATTTCCAAGACGATTTAAATATTTTTGAGGGCCTGAATTTGTGATTTCACGCGCAGATGCAGGACTAAAATAACATAAATACCAATTTTTCAAGAAATTTTTAAATTTAACAATTCTTGGATGTTCTTTCAATTCTCCTAACGTAACAATTCCTAATTGTCTTGGGTCAACTAATTCAACATCCACTTTATCACCGACTTCTTTGTTTTCTTCTTCTAAAAAACCACTATTTATTCCTTTGAATGCATACCCTTTCCCGTGTTCCAAAAATAAAAAGGACATTGACCTGCCATATCTTTCTTTTTGCCTTCTTTGACGTAATCTTTCTTTCTCAACTATCGGTCTACTATTTTTATCCAGTCCTATAGACAATTCATAAGTAATCGGTGCATCATTACTTTTTTCTCGATAATAAATTTCAAATTCTATAGGTTCAGCACTTCCTTGAGAAATAATTTTTTCAAATCCACCTCTTCCATTTAAATCACAGGCCTCTTCAACTCCCTTTTCGAGACAATCTGCAAGAAAACCAAATGCATCTGCTAATGTACTTTTCCCTGTCCCACTCTGCCCAATAATTGCATTAACGCTCGCAAGTTCCTTTCCACTTTTATCAGATAACAACTTCCCCATTTTTACATCTTTTAATGAACCATAATTTTTAATTCGTATCCCAACTATTCTCCCCATATGATGCTCCTCCCAACAGTCTAAGTAAAACCATCCTAAGTAACAAACAAATTTTTCATTTATACAAAATTTTAAATGTATTATACTAAAAATATAGGAATAAAGCAATTTTATAAGTTTATTATTTTATCAAAAATATTTTTTATTCATAATTCCTAATTATCAACTCCTTAAAAACCTTCTCACCGCCAATAGCTACTCCGAGATTATTAACCCGCTCAACCTCTTCAATATGAAATCCCTCATACAGATTCCGCACAAACGCATCATCATTATATGTAAGAATCCACTTTCCTTTCAGATTATATAACATTTCTGCCAATTTTCGATGTTCAGTTTCTCCAAAATCATCCTTCATCTGATAGAACTTTTCCGTTCCATGATAAGGTGGATCTATAAAAAACAGCGTCCTTTCGGAATCATGAATCTGTAGAATTTCATCAAAAGATTTATTCTCAATCAGTACCTTGCTTAATCGTTCATGCACCGCCTGCAAATTTTTTATTGCAGATACATCCTTAAATCCAACTCCAAATGTAGACACCTTAGATCCATAAGATGCTTTAATCAAATAAAACATTCGTGCCGCTCTCTGCAGTTCTGTCATTGTTTCCGGTTGCATTCCCCGTTGTCGGAAAAATTCTTCTCTGCTGTTTAGCATAAAACTGAGCTCAGCTTGCAACGCCTCTGGATGATATTTTACCATCCGAAAAAGATTCACCAATTCTCCATTGATATCATTGTATACCTCTTTAGAATGAGGTGTTTTCCCGAATAACACCCATGCTGCACCGCCAAACGGCTCAACATATTTTTCTATTTCTTCTTTCGGAAATTTCTTGATAATTTCCTTTCTAAGCAGTTTTTTTCCACCTACCCAAGAAATAAAACTATTCATATTGATCGCTCCTTCCTCTGTTCATCATCCCACAAAGAAAGTCTCTTAAAGTCTCAATTTTTCACACAAAAAAATTAAGGGGACGGATAACCGCCCCCTACCATTTTCGTGACCTCGCGAAAAAGCTCATTTCTTCGTCAGCACAGCCACATTTCCCTTACTGGTAACATCATACCCGATGGCATCCGCCACGTCCCGGATCTTGATATAATTAGTACCATCCTTCAAAATCCGTTCCACCGTATACTCCTTGCCATTGATAATCATTTTGCATTTTTCTACCACTTCGCTCTCCCCCTTTCCTTTCCAGTCCTTTGTAACCTCAAAATGCGGCTTGTCCGGCGTATCCCAAGTACCGCCCCAGGTAATGCCAAGCCGCTTCGCAATCGCACCGCACTTAGTAAAGAACGCTGCATCGGCATATTCCTGCCCCTTCACATTTTTACAGATATCCCATGCCATCCGCCCTGTATGGCGGCTGTTTCGTGTCCAAGTGACAACCTTCCCTGCTCTGGTTCTGCCCTGTGCATATAAGTAATCCTGCCGCACTTGTGAACGGTATGTTTCCGTAATCAGAACGGGCAGTCCTTCCTTTTCGCACTCACGCAGGAACGCCCTGCAAGCTCTCTGTGCCACAGGGGACAGTGCGCTGATGTCCCTGCAAGCCTTTGTTTCATTCCCCATCCTCTGCACCTTCCTTCCCCTTCTGGTACTGTGTCCCGAAGTAGAACGCCACCACAACAGAGAAAATCGTCAAAAACTGTTCTCCGCTGATACGCCCCACCACTGCCAGATACGAAAAAACCACCGTAAGCATAATCGTTACGATGGATTTCACTGTCAGCAAATTTTGAACTGTGATTTTTGCCGCTTCATTCATTTTCATTTTCTCTCAATTCCTCCTTGTACTCCCATTCCGCTTGCTTTGCAGTCATTCTTCTTTGCCTACGTTCTTCCGCCCACCGCTCTGCACGTTCTACGCCTTTATCGTACAATTTCATCAAGCCGCAGATACCTAATTCCGTACCGAACACACGATGCGTACTATCAACCACGGCGCTTACATCGTGGTCAAAAGCACCTAATACCATGCCCGCAATCGTGATTCCTGCGCAGAATACCAACGAATAAATCACAATGCTGGACATGGTATCATCGTTTATCTTTGGTGGAAAACAAATCCGTCTGCGTTTTTTCATCATAAACCGCCGCCATTCAGCAGGAACCCGATTGCCGCACCGACAACCACAGCGATAGCCTTGTCGACCAGTCCATCCCAACGCTTTGCCGGCTTAGAGACCAGCTGCTTCACATCGTCCTTGATTTCTCCGACATCTGTTTTGATATGCTCCTGCTCGTTTTGCAGGACCGAAAACGCGTTTGTCAGTTCTTCCAGATTGTCCTGTCGTTTCTCCATGCGGTCAATTCGCTTATGTGCGGATTTGGTACTATCCAGTGCCTCCTGCACCATTTTTTCAATATTTTCCATAAGCCATCCCTCCCCTTAACTCTGCACCTGTGCCGCTGTGACATGGTGCGGATTGTTAAAATCATTCAAGTGCTGTTGGAGCAGTGTCATAACCGATGCCGCATTGATATATGCAGAGGACGCAAGCGAACCGCTTTTCACACCACTGGTAACGGATGCCGCAAGCGTGGGGATGAAATCCCCCAGCTCCACCTCGTTGTACTGCTCCAGAAGGCAATCCCATTCATACGATATAACCTTCGCTTGCTTCTGAAAGCCCATTTTGGTATTGATAACCGTTACCATATCCCCCAAAAAGACTTCCTCCAGAACGGCATACTCCCGATATTCCACCGTCTTTTCCAGTGCCACAAAATCCACCTTGATGTTAATACTCGGAATATCACAGCCTTCGTCCAGCAGCTTTTGTGCCTCTGCCTGCACCTCGGAGAGCGTCTTATTTTCATCCTCTAGGGTATAAATCTTCGGGTAGATATAATCGCCCAGATGGGGGCTTTCGAGCGTTACACTGCCGTTTTTGCCGTAACAGACAATGCGTGTTTTCACTTCGGATTC